CCTAAGTTACCTAAAGACATTGTTAAACCTACTATCGTTACTGGTGTTGAAGCACTAGGACGAGGTAATGATTTACAAAAGCTTGATCTATTCCTTGCAGGGGCTAATCAAATCGTTGGTCCTCAAGCAGTTGCGGAATATGTTAATGTATCTGACTACTTCAAAAGAAGAGCTACAGCGTTAGGTATAGAGACTGAAGGATTGATCAAGACAGAAGAAGAAATTCAACAAGCTATGCAGCAAGCCCAACAACAAGAGATGATGATGAAGTTAGGTCAACCTGCTGTAGCACCTGCTATCAATGCTGCACAAGAGCAGTACATGGCATCACAACAACCACAAGAAGAGTAACCGAGAGATATGGCTGAATTACACCGAGTAGAGATAAATGAGAAAGCACCACAGGAGATTGACCCTGAGTCAGAAGAAGCTGTTGAGGCAGTACCTGAAGAACAAACAGACAGACCTGAATGGTTGCCCGAGAAGTTTAAGAACGCTGAAGACATGGCTAATGCCTATAGTGAACTTGAAAAGAAAATGGGATCGAATGAACAAGAACAAGAACCAGAAGAAGGAGAGACAACCAATGAAGAAGAACAACCAGATGACACCACAGAGGAAGATACGAATACTAACGATGTTATCGTGGAAGCTTCTAAAGAGTTCTTTGAAAATGACGGTGTTATATCTGAAGAGACCTATAAGAATCTTGCTGAAGCTGGGTTACCGAAAGAGTTAGTAGATAGCTACGCTGCTGGTCAACAAGCACTACAACAAAGTGAAGAAGGTAATATCAAAGCAGCTGCTGATGGTAACTGGGATCAAATGGCAGAGTGGGCAGCTAATAACTTATCCCCTGAAGAGGTAAATACTTTTGATGAAATCGTACAAAACGGTTCACTTGAACAAGCCAAGCTTGCTACTAAAGGATTATATGCACAATTTAAAGCAGAGAACGGAGTCGTTCCTAAACTTATTCAAGGTGCTGTAAGTGGTTCATCATCAATGCCTTTTAAATCTAACCAAGAACTTGCAAGAGCAATGTCTGATCCTCGATACAAGAGTGGTGATAAAAGTTATCACGAAGAGATTGACAGACGCATTGCAGCAAGTCAGAATTACCTATAATTTTATTTGGTAGGTTCATGTATACGAAGCCTTGGACTCCTCCTTTTTTCTTGCCAGTGTTGGTTCTGGTTCTTTTTGGGGGATGTTCCAAGGCTTCTTTTTATCCGTTAGCAGGGAGTGTAGGTGGAGCAACTATTGGTAGTCTTGGTGGTCCTGGTCCTGCTGCTGGTGGTGCTGCCCTTGGATGGGGAATAGGAGAGGGAGCTAAGTTGATGGAAGAGAACAAAGGATTAGCTAACAAAGTTAAAGCTATATCTGAAGGAGATGTACAGAAACTTGTACAACAACAATTAGATGAAAAGATGGACGATGGATTCTTTGACTCTATGTTAGATGAAGTATATGGTTTCTTGAAACTATGTCTTGTAGGTGTTATCCTTTGGAATGTAGTTCCTTTAATATACACTCGTTATGTTCACAATAAATCCCAAAAGAAATGAATAAACTACTAAAATTATATAACTCACTGACAAAGAAGGAGAAAGCTATTGTCTTGACTGTTCTTTGTTTAGGTGGAATTATAATACTTAATTTACTTTAAACGACAATTAGTATGACTAATGTCAAGACCCACTGCGGTGGACAATCTCGATCAAAGGTTTTAACGAAAGTCGCAAAACAAATACATAAACATTAATAACAAAATACATAAGGAGATAATATATCATGGCTAATGGAGATACATCCCCCTCACGTGTAGGACAAGTTAATAGTGCTGGTGACGTAGATGCTTTGTTTCTTAAAAAGTTCAGCGGAGAAATCTTGCAGACCTTTGAGGAGTCAAACATTTTCAAACCACTACATACTGTTCGCACAATCGAAAACGGTAAATCAGCTCAGTTCCCAGTAACTGGCGTAGCTTCCGCTGACTACCACACACCTGGCGAAAACATCGCTGACGGTGGAAACTCATACTTGAGCGACATCAAGAAAGCAGAGAAAGTAATCACCATCGATAAGATGTTACTTGCTTCTACCTTCTTGGCTAACATCGACGATGTAAAGAATCACTACGACATCCGCAGCGTTTACGCTAACGAATTGGGTAAGGCTCTTGCTAAACGTTTCGACGAAGCTATTGCTAAAGTATTCATCGCTTCTGCTCGTTCAGCTGCTGCTGTTACTGGTGGTAAAGTCGGAGGAATCCTCGACGTTTCTGCTAACGCAATGGGAGACGGAGCTGACTCAACTGATGATGCTGACAACACTGATCCAACAGGAGCAGAACTTGTTGCTGCTTTATTCACTGCTGCTCAGAAGCTCGACGAAAACGACGTACCTAGTGACGGACGTTTCTGCGTACTTCGCCCTCAAGAGTATTACAAGTTAATCACTGGCGGTGCTGGTGCGTTGGCTATCTCTACTTCGGCTGTCAATAAAGACGTTGGAGGAGTAGGAAGTATTGCTTCAGGATCGATTCCTCAAGTTGCAGGTATCACGATCTACAAAAGTAATCACATCCCTTCGACTGATTTATCAGCTGTTGTTACTGGAGACGGTGCTTCTAACAATGATGTCTTCGGTGCAAACGGAGAAGGTTACAATGGTAACTTCGTAAACACTTTAGGTGTTGTTGCTCACTCTGCTGCTGTCGGAACAGTTAAGCTTCTTGATCTTGCTACTGAAAGCGAGTATCAAATTGAGCGTCAAGGAACACTTTTTGTTGCTAAGTATGCTATGGGTCACGGAGTTCTCCGTCCTGAGTGTGCTATCGAATTACAGAAATAGTTCTCTCTTCGGTGTTGGGGAGGTTTGGATTCGTTCCACTCCCCTTCACTGATATTTTTATTTATTAAGCTATGGCACTGACAACAAAACTAGAAGCGGTAAACATTATGATCTCTGTAATAGGAGAATCACCTGTTAATACTTTAAGTGGAACTAGCGTTCCTGTCACCGTTACACAGGCAGTCCATGCTTTAGACGAAACTAGTAAAGCTATCCAATCAGAAGGATGGCATTATAACACAGAGTATGATTACCCACTTGTTCCTGATTCTGTTACAAGTAGGATTACTCTTCCTGTTAACACTTTAAAGGTAGACTTAGACCCTGAGATATACACGGACTCTGATCCTGTACAACGAGGTCTTAAACTCTACGACAGGAAAAACCACAGGGATACTTGGACTAAAGACTTAAAAGCTATTATTACTTTTGAGTTAGATTTTGAGGAACTACCTGAACAATTTAGACATTACATAGCTGTTAAATCTGCTCGCATATTTGCTGCTAGGTTCTTAGGAAGTCGTGAAATAGAAGGGTTTGCTTTGAGAGATGAGATAGAAGCTAAAGCTAGAGCTATTGAAAGTGACTCTGAGAATGCAGATAGAACTATCTTCGATAACTATAGCGTATTAAGAGTACTTGATAGATAGATATGCCTTTGCTTAACACTAGCATTCCCAACCTTGCCCAAGGTGTATCACAACAACCTGACAACTTAAGATACCCTGGACAGTGTGACGAACAGATTAATGCTTGGTCCACTGTAGTAGAAGGTTTAGTAAAAAGACCTAATAGTAGGTTCTTATATGATACTGATTTAGGTGCTGATATAAGCTCTAATTTATTCACACACTTTGTAGATAGAGACGATCAGAACAAGTACGCTATAACATACGATTCTGTTAACGGATTAAAAGCTTTTGATGTTACACAAGGTGTTAAGACATCTATCCACGTTAATATGCCTTCTATAGCAGCTAGTACATATCTATCTGTATCTGGTACTCCTAATCCATTACAAGACCTAAGAGCGTTAACAGTTGCAGACTCTACCTTTCTTGTTAACACACAGAAGACTATAGCTAAAGACACAACCTTAAAGACACCTTCTTTAGACTATGAAGCTTTGATCTTTGTTAAGTTAGGTGACTACCAGAAATCTTATAATATTTACATCGATGATGCGTTAGTTCCTTTGGCGAGTAGTTTACAGGACCATCACGATTATTCGTCTAGCTCTCACGGCAATTCAGGGGTACAAGCTTCTACTTACGTGAGTGGACCAGCAGATGTAGAACCTAAAGGAAATCACGCAGATACAGCTTTTATAGCGAAAGACCTTGCAGATTGTATATCTGAGTTTACAACAACAGCAACCCAGATGTCTTCTATTGCTATCTCAGGAGGCACAGGGTTTCCTGTCAGTGAGTATAGAAGCACGACTAAATATACTTACGAGTTTTTAATTACTCAAACAGATGCAGCTTCTAACATTACAGCTACAGGTGCTAAAGGTACTTTGTCGTTTACATCTAATGGTACTTATAGTTCGCATGACTTAACTCACGGAGGTTCTAATTATGTACCTACATCGACAGTAGGGATAACAACTAACTATACAATTAGACAACACAAGACAGTACAAAGTGTTAAGTATAATATATTTAGACAAAGTAAACCTGTTTTTAATACATCAACAATAGACATCACAAGTGCTAACGCTGCTGGTTATGGTTATGGGTTTCCTACTTTTACTCCTACAATACCAGGAAGCGGTGCCAGTGGTTTAACGGTTGAAGTCAAAGATAGTGTAATAAAAATAACTAATCCTAACACTGACTTCTCAGTAAGAGTTTCTGATGGCTTGGCAGATCGAGGTATAGGAGCTATCTATAAAGAAGTGGATAGTATTACTGACTTACCTAAATCGTGTTTTAACGGTTTTAGAGTTAAGGTAGTAGGTGATGCAGAGTTAGATCAAGATGATTACTATGTACGCTTTGAATCAAAAGATAAGGAAGATTACGGAGAAGGGTCTTGGATAGAAACAGTAGGTTGGACTAATGACGGTATATCTTCTTCAGATAAATCATTGGGAATAGAAACAACTTTAGATAGTACTACGATGCCAGTCAGATTAATTCCTGACCAAGCTACAGGTAAGATAACAAGTTTAACTTTAAAAACAGTTGAATGGAATGTTAGGACATCAGGAGATGATTACAGTAATCCTTTTCCTTCTTTTACCAATACAGTTATTAATGATATCTTCTTCTTTAAGAACAGGTTAGGATTGTTAACAAATGATACAGTAGTGTTTTCTGAAGCAGATGAATACTTTAATTTCTTTAGAACAACAACACAAACTTTGTTAGACTCTGCTCCTATAGATGTAGGAATATCCCACACTAAGATAAGCTTACTTAAATACGCACAAGCGTTCCAAGAGAAGCTAATGTTATTCTCAGCTAAAACACAGTTTGTGTTAAGAGGTGCAGACTTGTTAACTCCTAAGACAGTTACAATATCTCCAGTTACTGAATACGATGTATCAGAAAGTATAAGACCGTTAGCACTTAGTAGTCACATATACTTTAACTTTAAAAGGAATAACTTTGAAGGCTTATTAGAGTACACTGTAGATAATAACACAGAGACCTACTCAGCTGCTGAAATTACAGAACAAGTTAATAAGTACATACCATCTAACATTGTAAGGATGGAAGGAAGTGCAGCAGAGAATATGATTATCGTACAATCAGACTCTGACTTTAATAAGTTGTTTTTATATAAATACTTTTGGCAAGGTAGAGAGAAGATACAGAGTTCTTGGATGTCGTTCTCCTTCACTAGGAAAGTCATAAGTTTTAAGTTTATTGAGTCTACTTTATATGTAATTACCACAGACAGTGACGGTACTTACTTAGAGAAGATACCTATGGAGAATGGATTATCAGACACAGGTAAAGACTACGCTTTATTGTTAGATGGTAGAGTAGACGGTAATTCTTCTTATGTAGGTCTAGGTGGTTGGTATCCAAAAGGAAGTACTCCTTTAAGTATCAACAGTACTACCGTTACTAATGTTAGTTTGATTGTAGGTGCTAATGGTTTTAAGTTCCAAAACGGTATGTCTTTCTATACAAAGAACGGTAATAAAAGAACTTTAACTATAGATAATGCAGACCCTACTAGAGCAGCTGTGAGTGGTCTTATAGCTAGTTTTGTTTCTTACTCTAGTCATGTAACACATAACAATAAGATATATAAATGTATTCAAAACCATACAGCAGACTCAGCTAAAGAACCTGGAGTAGGTGCAGATTGGGAAGAGTATTGGATTGAAATTACTACAACTATACAACCGTTATCTTGGTCTTTATCAACCTCTTATATTACAGGAGGTTTATATCTTTGCACTACAGGTCACACTTCATCACCTACTATACTTCCTGATGCTGCTGGTTCTTTTTATTGGAACAATGCTTCTGGACTTATAGATTCTGCACCTGCTTGGAGTCCTGATGGATATGAATACATTAGTCAATATGACTTCTTTGTAGGCTTTGAATACGATATGTTATACAGGTTCTCTAAGCAGAACTTAAAGCAACCTACAGAGAGAGGTGGACGATCTGCATCTGATTATACTTATCAAACGATTCGTAACGGTAGTATTGAATACTCAGAGACAGGACACTTTAACGTAGAAGTTACACCTAAATTCAGAGACACTTTCACTTACACCTATAACCCAGCTTTGTTAGCCTCTGTCAGTACCCTTAATAAATTCACACCTGAGACTGGATTCTTTAAGTTTGCTGTACAAGCTCAACCTAATGATGCCACTATCGAAATTAAATCTTCTAGTGCTTTACCAGTGAAGCTACTATCTGCTGAGTTTGAATCAACAATCATATCAAGGAGTAGACGCTATGGAAGTTAAGATAGAGAAAGCTTATCCAGTGGAAGACGCTCCTTTGTTATATGAGGACTTACGAGAAGAGGACATGATGGAATGTATAGGTTTAATGCACCACCCTAGAGACGCTGTGTACGGATCATTTGAATCAAGTAGTAAATGCTATAGCGTCAAGACACGTCAAGACGGTCTGTTAGCTTGCTTTGGAGTGAGTCCTAGAGGGAACATTGGAGTTTGTTGGTTGCTAGGTACGAGAAACTTTTATAAGATAAAGAAGAAGTTTGTTAAAGAATCACAGATGTGGATAGATGATTTGATGGGAGACTTTGACTACTTAACAAATTATATAATGGAAGCTAACACACTAAGTATGAGATGGTTAAAATGGTTGGGTGCTAGTTTTGAGGATTGCAATATCCCTGGTTATAAGTCATTTAAGATAGAGAGGAAGTAATATATTATGTGTAATCCAGCAGCAATAGCAATGGCAGCAGCAACAGGTGCTCAAGGAGCATTGCAATTCTCAGCACAGCGTCAACAAGCTAAACAACAAGCAGCTTTTCAAGCACAATCACAAGCTGTAGAGCAAAAACGACTTCAGAGAGAACAATCTGCCACTAGACTTAGAGAAGAACAAGACAAGCAAGCCGAGGCTAGAAAGATGCAGCAATTAGCACTAGAAAACAAGAAAAGAGTTTCTACAGGTGTTACAGCTATGGGAGAAGCAGGGGCTATATCAGAAGCACCTATTGATGATTTATACACCGAGTACGGTAGAGTAAAAGAAGCACAAGCTAGACAACAACAATTTAAAGCTGTAGGCACTGAGTTAGCTTTAGAAGAACAAGGGTTTGGATTCCAACAAGAGATGATGAGGTTAAGTAAACCTGTGTCAAAACCTAGTTTATTATTATCAGCTTTACAGACAGGAACACAAGCAGCACGATCTTACAAGGAGTTTTCATAATAACATGGCTGAGAAGAAAAGACGAGTAGTAGTACAAGGATTAGGAGGAGCAGTTCCAGCTTTACAAGCTACT